AATAGTGGCGTAACATTTGCTTAATTTTATTGAGATAATTTAAAAAAATCTCCGGTCTTTAAATATTTAAAATATTAAAAGATAAATTAAACAGGAGAATTTTATTATGGCCGGACAAGGTTCAGCTAGAGTTTCCTTAAGGGAAATTGATTTATCAGCGCCAACACCAGTGAATCGAGTGCTCACTGGGACACCAGCCGGTGTAGTGGGGCGTGCCAAGCGTGGTCCTGCATTCGTACCAACAGTTTTTGCCGACATTCAAGAATTTCAAGATATCTTCGGCTCTTTTAGCGATAAAGGTCTTGATTCAAACTCCAATTTGTTCGGGCCTTTGGCGGTTAGTGAGTGGATGAGTGGTAATCCAGGGCAAGGGGCTTTCGTCCGTTTATTAGGCGTGGGTTCTGAACCTGGTTTTATCGTAGGTACCAAACAATTAGGAACTGATGGTAATTTAATCAGTAATAGTAATGCTGTTAACACTGCTACCGATAATAGTGCAATTGATGTAAAAGGTAAAAGTTTTATATTAGGGCATTTTGTTAAAGATGCGACTAATTCAAAATATTTAACTGAAGCTAATCTACAATTACAAAATTTTGAAACAGCAAATATCACTGTTGTTGATCAGAGTTTAATTGTTGTTAATGATGATTTTTCAATTACTCCGATCGGTACCAATGAAACAGCTCGTCAATTTACTTTTAAAAGTACAGTTACAAATTCTGCATCTCAAATTTTAATACCTACTGCTGCAATTAATTTGCTGACAAGTATTTCCACAAATTTTACACAGTTAGGAGTAAAGAAAACAGCTTTACAAACTGCTATTAATAATTTAGCTGATGAAGATGCCCCGATCGGACCCGTTGAAGCAGCATTTACAACATTGCAAACTGAATATACTTCTTTAGTTACAAACAAAAATAGTTTAATAGCTAATAGTACGATTAAGTTGGATACTGTTCAGAGAGTAATTGGTTCAGATTTAGATGTTATTGCATCTTTAATTACTAGTTTACAAACAAATTTAACTGCCATTTCAACTAGTATTACTGCTTTAGGTGCAGCAGACCTCATTACATTTGCAGCTGCTAGGACCGCGACAACAGCCTTGATTACAACTTTTACAGATTTAATTGACGATGATAACGCAGATGTTGTTTTTAAATTTAATGCTTTAAGAGATAACAAATTAACAAATAATTTTTTACAAGCTTGTGAAATTAAAAAATCAATTGATACTGCTTTTAGTGATTATAAAATTACTGCGACAGTTGATGGGGCGATAATTAAATTAGTGCAATTAGTAAGTACTTTAACAGCTAGCGAAATCGATGTTGATATAACTAATATGACAGCTAATACCTTAACAATAGCAACTGGAGACGCTAATGTTAGTACAGCAATTCCTTTAATGAGAGGTCTGTTAATGACTCCTCATAATGTAAAAGCTTCATTGTCATCTGCAATTGCAAACAAAGAAACAGCGCCTACTACACAAAGTGTAAAAGATGATATTGGCTATGAAATTGGTAATTTAAACAATGGAGATTTTACATTATTTTTAACAGGATATACGGGACAAAACAAGAGTATTACATGTTCTTTTGATTCTACTAAATCAAATTATTTTTATAAGGTTTTAAATACAGATCCACATAAAATAGAAGAATTAGGTCATTATTTGCATTCTTATTATGATATTAATTCATCTGTAATTACTTCATCAGTTGATGGAATTTTAAATTCATCAAATGAAGCTGTGACAATTGCAACGGCTGGTGCTTTTTGTGTAGCAAATCAAACACGTTCGTTTGAAGAATTTGATGATAAATTCCAAACTGCTGTTTCACCATGGATAGTGAGTCAAGACTTTGGTATTAAAGCTGATGGTTCAGATAATGATGGTATGGGTGATGGTATTTTAAAGTTATTCCGTTTTCACGCCTTAGATGATGGTGACATTGGTAATCGACAAGTTAAAGTCTTGGTTAGTAATTTAACACAAGGTGAATTTGGTGGTTTTGGTACCTTTGATATTACTTTACAAAGATGGGATTCAAATCCTTTAAAGAATTCTGTCCTAGCTAGCTGGAAGAGATTATCCTTAGACGCATCAGCTTCTAATTATATTGCTCGTGTGATTGGCGATAAGAAAGTATATTGGGATTTTGAAGCTACTAAACCTGGTTTACAAGAAGAGGGTTCTTATCCTGTCACTAATAAATTTGTAAGAGTGGAAGTATCTGGAGAAGTTGCTATTGGTGATGTACCTGCTGAAACAATACCTTGCGGTTTTGCGGGTATTAAAAAATTACATTTAAAAAATAAATTTAGCGACAAATCAAAGGTTCTAAATGCACAACATTTAAATAATTTACAACAACCACCTGTGCCAATGATACGTTCTATTGGTAAGATTATTCAAGGAGCAGCTGATGAAAAAGATGCTAAAATAATTCCTTGGGGTGTTAAATTTGCTTTGAAAGAAAATGTAGATGTGACTATTGACGGGTTTAAAGAATATATTGAACAGACCTTTAATAAGTCTTTAATTTCATACACCCGTTATTTTAAGAATAATTGGTCTGCTGTGATTGTTGATGGTAGTTTGACTGAGGAATTAGATTATGCAAATGATCCTAATTTCTTCCATTTAGAAAAAATTAGAATTACAAAAAAGACAGATGGTAAAGTTGATAATAAAAAATGGGGAGATGCCATTTTCGTAAGAGACTCAGTTGTTGCTAATGATACTGTACCGACAGGTGCTTCACGTCGTTTCTTTAGAGCAACTCGTGATTTAAGTTTAGCTAACAATAAATATTTGTCATTCTCATGTTTCATGCAAGGTGGGTTTGATGGTTTAGATATTTTTGATGAAGATAAACATTATTTGAAAGATGCGGCATGTTATAAAGAAGGGCAAAAGACATCTAAGACTGGTCCTGTGATTGAAACATATCAACAAGGGATTGATGTCTATACTGATAAAGCAGCTGCTGAAATTCAATTATTAACCGTTCCTGGGATTAGAGAACGTTTAGTAACTAATTATGCTGTACAGGCAGCCGAGACTCGTTTTGACACTATGTATATTATGGATATTGAACAAAAGAATGCAGATGGCGAATTTATTATTAATGCGACTGATAAGCCTTCAGTAGGACAAACTATTGATGAATTTAGTGGTCGTGGCATGGATACTTCTTTTGCTGCATCCTTCTTCCCAGATGTCATGTTAAATAAGCCTAATGGTGGTTCTATTAAGGTACCACCTAGTATTGCAGCTTTAGGTGTGATGAGTCGTGCTGATAATGGCGGGAATGCTCCATGGTATGCTCCCGCAGGTATTAATCGTGGTTTAGTAAATGCTAGTGCTGCTGAGTTTGCGATTAGTCGTGAACAATTAGATGAGTTATATGACAATGATATTAATCCTATTTATATTCCTGCAGGTCGTGATCAAGTACACGTGTTTGGGCAAAAGACTTTATTAAAGAATCCATCAGCCTTGGATAGAATTAATGTCAGACGTTTGTTGATTTACGTACGTCGTAGAGTGAAACAAATCGCAAATACTTTCTTGTTCCAACCTAATCGTGCTGATACATTAAAAGCATTTGCAAATGCTGTGGAACCCATATTGGCGAATATTCAAGCTCAACAAGGGATTGAGAGATATAAAGTGCAGATTGATACTACCACTACTACACAAAGTGATGTAGAGAATAATACTATTCGTGGTAAGATCTATTTACAACCAACTAAGTCAATTGAGTTTATTTCTCTTGACTTTGAGGTTAGAAATTCCATTGATTAACCTAGTTAATCTATAATAACAGAAAATAACATTCAGGAGAAAGAACGAAATGGCGATTGAAACATTAAGCGTCGCGGAGATGATACCAAATAAATTTGAACCTAAGAGAAGTAATCGTTGGGTCTTTGCAATTGAAGGGATTGATTCCTTTTTAATTAAGACTGCAGCACGACCTTCTATTACAATTGGTTCAACTACTATTAATTATATAAATTCACAGCGTCACATCGCGGGTAAGTTAACCTTTGGTGATTTGAGTGTGGATTTGTATGATCCAATTGCGCCTTCTGGCGCGCAGCAAGTGATGGAATGGGTGAGAACTCATCAAGAAACAGTTTCGGGTCGTGCCGGTTACGCTGATTTCTATAAGAGAGATTGTCAAATTAAGTTATTGGACCCAGTGGGGACAGTGATTGAATTGTGGGATATGAAGGGGTGTCAATTAACTAGCGCTAATTTTAATGGTTTAAATTATGACGATGATGGTAATCCTATGACAATTCAATTAGGGATTAAATTCGATAACTGCGTCTTACAATACTAATTTTAAAGCTTTATTTTAAAACTCGATATTTATTATAAAATATTATCGGGTAAATTTATGACAACAACATTTCAGACAAATGATCGATTGGTGCAATTTGACAGTTTTGTTAACAATTTTATTATAAAAAATCGTGAAGTAATTAATCGTCAATCGACTTCTTTATTAGGGCCGGCGTTGTGGGGTCCTGCTTTAGTTCCAAATTTTATTAATAAATCATTTCAAGATAATGATACAAATATTGATTTATTGAATAGTTTGGATAGTGTTTATGGCAATTTTATTGATAATCATAAAGAGTTTCAAGGTAATATTTTGCCTTATTTAAGTGCCTATGCAACGTTACAAAATAATGGTCAATTAAATTATACACGTTTGGTTGGAATTGATTTACCAAATTTCCCACAACTAAAACCTGGATTTTCATTAGATCACAATTATAATTTATATGTCATGACAGTTGAATTAAAAACTAAACCATTCGGAACCGGTTATTTTAATTTTGAAAATGTTTCGTACGAAAACAAAATTTATTATCAAGCAATTATTTTAGCTAAAAATTGTAGTTTAAATATTACACGAGCACCTGATCAAACACAACCTTTTTTTGTTTTAAATATTATTACTGACAATAATCAAAATAATATCGTTTCATTTGCAAGTCAGAAAAATAATCAAGATAAAATTTTTGATTTTTCGCAGGATAGTCGAAATAAACCTTCCCGTAATATTCAGTTTGGTTTTAATATCGATGATGAATTTTATTGGAAAGAAGTATTAAATACCAATCTACAACGTTTAGATGATTTTGGATATGCTGTTATTCATTATGATGATATTTTTAATAAAATTAATCATAGTAATAATGTTGTAAAGATTGAAGATATTAAATTAAACTTACTAGATGATAACTCTTTAAAAAATTTTCAAGAAGCAGCTCGAGTTGCTGCGACCCCGTGGATAGTTAGTCAAGGTTTTTATACAAATCAACAAATTGCAGATCGAAGTTCAAATGGTGTAAAGTTAGAAGATAGGGTTATAAAATTATTTAAAATTCATGCTTTGTATCCGGGTCAAATAGGTAATAATTTTGCTGTTAAAATTTCTCCAAAATCATTAAATAAGAGCAACGGTTGGGCTCAATTTGATTTACACTTGATTGATAAAGAGACCGAAAATTTAATTTATAGTTTTAATAATTTAGATTTAAATCCTGACAGTCAAAATTTTATTGGAAGAGTTATTGGAACTGAATATCTGCATTATGATGCAACCATTAATAAAGTTGTATCTGATTTTAGTGATTATGTTATTCAAAATCCCTGGATTAGGGTAGAATTACCTACAAATATTTTGAATAAAGCAATCCCACAGACTGCTATTCCTAGTGGATTTTTAGGTCATACCAAAATTAAAAATGATTTATCTGGCGATTATGAAGTATTAAATAAAAATTATGTGGGTGGTGCACAATTAACAGCTGCAGGTGTTCATGATCTTAATAGAATGTCTTTATTAAATAATCATGCGTGGGGTGATAATTTTAAGAATGTTAGAATAATTCAAAAAACCTTACCAAGAGAAAGAATTTTGTTTAAAATTAATAAAAATTCTATTTATACAAAACTTACAATTCTTAATTCAAATTTTAAAATGTTAGAATTCTTTCAAAAAGATCTGATCTTAAATCGAGGAAAAGAAAAACACAATTATTTAAATCAAAATTTTTACCAAATTAATGATGAAAATTATGATGAGATGTTTCATCTTGAAAAAATTTTATTATTAAATCAAAGTTTAAGCAATAATCAATTTAAGCAATACTGGCAGTTGTCAAAGTACGTACATACTGGAGAAAAATTAATAACTTTAAAAAATCATTTTTTCTATAGCGATATTTTTGCTAGCAACGCTGATTTTCAGAATATCTTTTATTATTTTACTATTAATGAAAAAGGTATTATTAATGAATCAATTGATAGTATTGAAGAAGCCATCAGATTTGATGATAGCACTAACGTTTTAAATTTTAATATTGAGATGACAGGGGGTTGGGACGGTTTAAATTTATTAAATATTAATGAGTATAGTATTAACGATAAAGGTTTGGCGCAAAGTCCTTATTTACAAGAACTATATAAATTAGGATTAAATATTATTAATGATGAAACGAATGGTCAAAGTGATCTGATTTATTTGCCTGAAATATTTCAGGATTCTATTTTAGAACATGCTTATAATTTAATCAATAATAATCCTTATTCCATCTTATTAACAGATCGACCTTTTTATAATAATTCAAATAATATCATATACAGCAAAGACTTTTTAAAAATTGATACCGGTAACAGTGGTTTAGAATATGGGTTTTCAAATCAAAAATATGTATATAAAACAAACGAAGAGATTAAGTTATTAAACATCGATTATGATCAAACAATTACTAATTGGTCTCAAAATTATAATGAGATCTCTAACGTCACCTCATTTGGAAATTATTTATTGACAAAATTATTGCCTAATCAAAACGTTTCTACTTTAAATTTTATGGGTGAAGAACAAGATCTAGTAATACCCGGTGGATTATTTGGTTTATCCATTTTGGTGACACATGATAATATTGAGAATTCACGAATTATGAATCCTATCTATAATACATTAATCAATGGAATTGGAGACATTAATGTCAAAGATATTATCGAGAATAGTTGGAATTATGATTCTCCTAATCGCAAAGTTGAATTACAAAAAATCAATAATTTAAATGTGAATATTTTGTATAAAGATATGAAGAATGGAAATATCACTTACACTTTTTATTCCGACAAAACAAATCAATTTACAACAGGTAACAATTCAATCCTCAGTAAATTAAACACCCGTAACACGTTAAATAATATTAAGAAAAAAGTTAAATGGGCGAGTTATCCACAACTCTTCAGTCGTATCAAAGACTTAAAAGATATTACTAATCGATTTAATACTTTATACACCCTCGTCTTAACAAAGTATTTACAACAAGGTTTGATTTCTAACTTTCGCGTTAAATTAGATAATCAAACCACTTCAGAAGAAGATCTCTTAATGGGCTTGGTGAGAGGCTCAATTTATATACAATTTAATAATCAAGAAATTGCGCAAGTTAATGTATAAGAAAATTTTATTAAGACAATATTTTAATTAAAATTCAATAATATTAAAGGATTTAAAATAAATGGCAAAAAATAATTTACAAAATCTAAATGAAACTGATGAAATGGTCGATATTGAACAAATGAAACAAACCGCGGCCTTAGCCCAAGGTAAATTTCAAGTTCAAAATGTGGTTAAAGATGTGTTCGGTCTAGAAGTACCGGTAGAAAATGTTCCACTCCCTTCCCGCGGTATTATCTACTC